AGCTAGAGAAGACTTAGGAGAATTAGTATTTGCTCAAGAGTATCTTGCAGAATTTATTTCTGAAGGTGCACAGGTATTTAGGTCATCTTGGTTTAATTATTATAAAGAAGGTGTCGGAACGCTTTGGGCTGATGGAAAGAAATATAAAATAAACGAAGACCTTCAAAAATATGCAACTGTTGACTTAGCAGTCTCAACTAAAGAACACGCTGACTATACAGTGATATCTGTATTTGGTTATCACGCAGATGATGATAAATTATTTATGCTCGATATGTTTAGAGCAAGAGTAGAAGCACCCGATATTGTTCCTCAAATTGAAAGAATGGTTGGTATCCATAATCTTGAATGGGTGGGTATAGAAAGAGCTGGATATCAGCTTGCTATTGTACAGTTTGCTAGAAGACAAGGCATCAGAATTAGAGAATTGAGGGCTGACAAAGACAAGCGTTCACGGGCACTACCTTTATCTGCTAAGATGGAAAGAGGATTGGTTTACTTTCCCAAAGACGCAGAATGGGTTAGTGAAGTTGAGCGAGAGTTGTTAACTTTTCCAATAGGTGCTCACGATGATATCGTGGATACTTTAGCTTACGCTTGCTTAACTAGCCAAAAGAAGAGGAAATGGCAAGCATATTAAATGGCTGAGAACAAAAGTTTTTATAGAAGAACTGTAGAGTATTTACAGAAACCACCACAGAGATTAGTAGATGGTCAAAAAAGAAGTTTATTAGATAGACACGATAGTGTACTAACAAGTAACTGGGGTTTTAATACCCAATCCGGTTACTTCCCACAAAAACTTATTGATGAAATGGGTGATGGATTAGGCAATTCAGCTGTAGTCGCTTGTATCAATGTTTTAACAACTTCTTTTGCTGAACCATCTTTAAAGGTTTATAAAAAAATTGAAGGTGGTAGAGAAGTAATAAGAAACCATCCAATGGAAATCTTAATGCAAAGGCCTAACGAATTTAGTTCGGGTGCTGTATTAGCACATTACCTTGTGACATCTTTAGCTGCTCACGGTGATGCATTCTTATTAAAAGTAAGAAATAGACAAAACCAAGTAGTTCAGTTAGTTCCTTTAATGCCTACATATGTCAAAGTTAGAGGAAATGAAAAAGAATTAATTACACATTACGAATATCACGCTGTAAAACAAAAAAACTCACTTTCACAAGATTACATAGAATTACCAAGAGAGAATGTTGTCCACATTCGACAAGGTATGGACCCGGATGACCATAGAAGAGGCTTTTCTCCTTTACGTTCAGTGATGAGAGAATTAGCTGGTGATGAAGCAGCAGGACAATTTGCTGTTGCATTGTTACACAATATGGCTGTACCCGGAGTTATCTTAAGTCCAAAAGATGACACAATGGGTGGTCCAAGTAGAGAAGAAGCTGATGCTATTGCACAAGCTTTTAAATCTAAGTTCTCGGGTGCTAATAGAGGTGCCCCTATGATTATGACAGGTGCTATGGACGTAGACATTGTTTCATTTACACCGGAGCAATTAAATCTTACTGCGTTAAGAAGACTACCGGAAGAACGTGTTTCCTCTGTTCTTGGCGTCCCAGCTATACTCGCCGGCCTCGGGGCTGGATTGGATGCAGCAACCTACAATAACACGAAGGAACTTAGAGAATTCTTTACAGAACAGAAGATGATTCCTTTATGGTCTGCAGTAGCTGCTGAGTTAACTCATCAATTACTACATAAAGATTTCGAAGAAGATAATTATGAATACGTAGCAGCTTACGACTTAGAAGAAGTAAGAGCTTTAGCATCAGACAAGAAAGACCAAGTTCTTACTATGAACTCGGGAGTTCAAGGTGGTTTTGTTACTATTGCAGAAGCACGTAAAACACTAGGGTTAGAAGCCGATGAATCACACGAAATTTTCTTAAGACCATTAAATATGGTGGCTGTGCCCGAGGGTGAGACCGGGGTTATGACCTCAATGGAGGAGCCGGCTGCCCCAGCACAACCATCACAGGAATCTGAAACTGAAGAAGAATCTGATGATGAAGAAGGCAAAGATACTTTAAACACTTCTAGATTTCAACCGGAAGTTAGAAGAAGCAAAAGAGTTATAGGTAAAAGACCTAAGAAAAAGAAAACTGTAACTATAGATTTAACAATGGAATTCAAAAATGCTGAACAAGATTTTATTATTACAGAAGATAAAGCTCCAGCTATTTCTGCTAAAGTTAAAGAAGTATTACAAAAGAAAGTAAAAGACCATAATGACAGTAATCCAAAACATAGAACAAGTTATGGAACTTTGGCAACTGTGTTCAGACGAGGTGTTGGTGCCTATAGAACAAACCCAGCTTCAGTGCGAGGTAATGTTTCTTCAGCAACCCAGTGGGGAATAGCTCGTGTCAACGCATTCCTAAAAGGATTAAAAGGTAAATTCCCTAGAAAGCCTTTTGACCAAGACTTGCTTCCAGCTGGTCATCCTAATAGTTCTAAAAGTAGTAAAGCAAAAGATGACATTACAAACTTTCCATCATCCGGTGATAACCAAAAAATAAGTTTGAGTAATTCAAACTTTAAACAATTTCCGGACCACGCTTATGTTAAAAATTTAAAAGAAAATTATCCGGGAATATGGAGAAGAGCAGGTACCGGTGGAAACCCACCAACTTCCTTCACTGGAAATGATGCATATAGAAACTGGACTAAATACAGAACTGGTGGCAGAAGTGCATCTGTATTATCTTGGGTAAAAAGAAGAGAACGTTTTATGAGCCGACACTCGGGAAACACTAGACTAAACGGAATCATCGCTGTAATGAAGTGGGGAGGAGTTACAAAGTCCGGTGTAAGTGCTATGAAAAAAATTGTGAACGAGCAAAAAAAGAAAGAAGATGCTCGTCGTAAACAAGCAGATAACCTTATCTCTCACAACGACGATTTGACAAGTTAAAATAAGAGAGTAAATAAGGAGTATTTTTTATTATGGCTAGTGAAAAATTCACGAAGTCAGTCGAATTTAAAGCGACTGATGATACAAAAGGAAATGTTGAAGCAGTATTTTCTGTTTACAACAAATTAGATACAGACGGTGATGTAGTTGTTCCCGGAGCAATAAAGTCCGGTTTTAAAGATAACCAAGTTCCTATGGTATTCGCACACAAGTGGGACCAACCTATAGGAAAAGGAACAATTATCTCAGATGATGACAAAGCAGTATTCAAAGGAAATTTCTTTATGAATACAGAAGCAGGTAGAGAAGCTTATAATCTTGCAAAAGAAATGGGTGACTTACAAGAATGGTCATTCGGTTTTAGAATTCACGATTATGAAATTGCAGAATATAAAAGCGATGATATGGAAGAACCTGTAGATGTTCGTTATTTAAAAAATTTAGAAGTTTATGAAGTTTCACCAGTTTTAGTAGGAGCAAATAGAGAAACCTACACATTAGCCATTAAATCCGGTGAAGAAGCAGTTTATCAAAACTCCAACATAGAAGAAAAAGAAGAAGTAGCTCCCGAAGTATTCAGCACTGTAGAAGAAGCTGAAGCTAGAGCTAAAGAAATAGGTTGCGAAGGTTCTCACGAGTATGAAGTAAATGGACAAACAGTCTATATGCCTTGTAAAACTCACGAAGATTTTGAAGCAGCTATGGGCGAAGATGAAGACGATGACGATGACGATGAGAAATCATCCGGAGAAGAGTCTTCAGAATGTTGCCAAGGTGATTGTTGCCAATCTAAAGCAAAACATTGTTCATATGGTGATGATGGTAACTGTGCTAAAGAAAATGAAAAAGATTTAAAGATTTCTGATGACGATTCCAGCTTGCAAGGAAAACGTTTTTCAGACGAGGTTAAAGATGTGCTTGCTGCATTAGAGAGCCTCATTGTTAGAGCGAAAGCAATTTCAATCTTACGAGAAAAAGATGGAAGGGAATTGTCTTCTAAGGCAGAATCAGCATTACGTGCTGTACAAGAGGACTTAGATGACGCTTGGAATGAGTTAGATAGCATTATCGGCTCTGAAAAAGAAGAAGAAGAAGTCGATGTTGACGCTGAAGTCGCTGAAGCTGAGGTATCTACTGAAGAAGTAGCAGAAGCTGTTTCTGAAGATGTCGAAGTTGAAGAAATCGACGAATCTGATTCTGAGTTAGAACCCGAAGATGAAGTTTCTGAAGAAGAAGCTGAAGAAGAAGTATCTATCGATGAGGTAGATGAAGAATTTGAAGCTTTATTCGCAGAAGCACAAGGAACCATTTCAGAAGCTATTGTCCTTGAATTAGACGACGAAGAAGACGAATAAGTATAAGTATAAGTATAAATTTTGGAGAAATTCATAATGTCAGATTATAAAGAACAAATTTCCAAAAAGCGTGCTGAGTTAAAAGACGTATTTGATAATCCAGCAGAAGACGGTAAGTACTCTGCTGAGCAAAAAAATGCTATCAAAGGTCTTAACACAGAATTAGCTGAATTAGTAGATAACGCTAACATAGCTAAAAGCAAAGCTAAGAATGAAAAGGCTATGGAAACTGATGCATATGCACCGGAAGCTCCATCACAACCAGTTCAAACTTTAGGTGATGCTTTTGTTAAGTCTGCTGCTTATCAAAACTACAAAGCTGATGGTGTTAAAGGTGTTGACTCTACAGTAGGATTTAGCCCAATGGGTTATAAAGCTACTTTAGGTGCTGGCCTTACAAACTCTTACGCTCCGGAAGTTTTAAGACAACCCGGCATCCTAGAAAAAGCTCTTAGAGACCCGGATGCTGTTATTGGTCTTTTTGACCAAATTGAAACAGACCAAAATTCCTTTGCATATATGGAAGAAACTACTTTCACAAATGCAGCAGCTGAGCAAGCTGAAGAAGCAACTACTGCTGAAGCAGCTCTAGATTTCACAGAGCAAACAGCTCCAATCAGAAAGATTGGTGTTTTCTTGCCTGTAACTGAAGAACTTCTAGCAGATGTTTCCGGAATTCAAGGTTATGTTAACTCAAGACTAGCTACAATGATGAAATTGAGATTAGATTCTCAGCTTCTCAGTGGCGACGGAACTGCACCAAACATCGAGGGTATCCTTGATGCAGGTAAAACTGGTGTTGACGAAGTTGATTATTCATCATACGCTGGTGAATTAAAGCAATTCGGTGCTATCTATCAAGCAATTACAAACATCAGAACTGGTGCTTTCGTAGAGCCGGATGCAATTGTTATGCATCCAAACGACTGGTATCAATTAGTAACTACAGTTAGTGACTTCGAAGGTACAAGTTCAGCAGGTTATGCTGCTAACTCACCATTATTCGTTGTTGCTGGTGGTTTCGGTGATGCTCCACAACCAAGATTATGGGGTATTCCAGTTGTTCCATCAACAGCTATCTCAGAGAACACAGTTCTCGTTGGTAGATTCGGTGGTGGAGAAGCTGCTCACGTTGTAATGAGACAAGGTCTCGACCTTGCTATCTCAGATTCTCATAGCGACTTCTTCCTTAAAGGAAAATTGGCTATTAGAGCAACAATGAGAGTTGGTCTTGCTGTTTATAGACAAGCAGCATTCTCAAAAGTTACTTCTTTCTAAGAAGTTTCTTAAGATTACTTTGGAGGGGTGGATTATTCTGCCCCTTCAATTTAAAAAATTAAAAGGATTTTTATGGAATATATTAAAGTAGAAAAAGACATTTGGAAGATGCAGGATGGTACTTTGTTTGAAGGTAATATCAATGATGTTCCTAAAGGTAACCCATCTTCAGTAGCCAAAGCTGGAAAAGAATATTCTAAAGAGTATTTAGAATTTCACGGTTGGGGTAAAAAAGAAGAAGTTAAAAAATCTTCTAAAAAGAAATCAGCTTCCAAAAAAACAATAGAAGATAAAGCTGTTAAGCCCGAAGACGTAGAAGACAAGTAGGAGGTAGCCTATGGCACTTTCAACAGTTTCTGACGTAAAAAGTGTTATTGGTGTAGATATGTCTTCAGCTGATGAAACAGCTATAACAAACATTTTTATACCGGCAGTTGATGCAACAATTAAAAACTATATTGGATATGAATTAGAGTATTCATCTTCTATTTCAGAAACATACGATGGTAACGGTGAAGAAGAGTTTTATACAAAAGTAGCACCAATTATTAGTGTTACTTCTGTTACAGAAGACGAAGTTGCATTAACTGAAGGTAATCAAGAACATTTTGTTGTTTATAAAAACGAAGGTAGAATACGTAAAACAAATAACAAAAGATGGTCAACTACTAGATTACAAAATATTGTAGTAGTTTATTCTGCAGGATATTCAGATACAGAAGCAGGTGTAGAGGATATTCCTAAAGATATTAAATATATAAGTGCAAAAGCAGCAGGAAAAATGTTTATCATAGGTGCAGCTTTATCAGCACAACAACCAACAGGAGAGGTAGCAACACACAATGCAGATACTTCTACTGATGCAAATTTTAACTTAGTAAGACAGGAATCTCTTGGAGATTATTCTGCAACATATGAAAGTGTTCCAGCATTGTTGGACAAAGGAATTATAAACGAGATGGATTTGAAGGTATTATCAAAATATAAAAGGCAATATTTCACATCGGCATCCATACTCGACTAAACTGTTTATATGGATATAGAATCAAATAAAGCACAAAGAATTGCGTATCTTCGAGGAATCGATGATGCAAAATTTAAAGAAGCCGTTTTGGACCAAATGAATTCACTTCGACTACAAAAAGTAAATTTAGTAGACGATATGGATGTTATCTTAAACGAATATCTTAAAGTGTGTAAAAAATACCCAATTAAATAATGGCTAGGTACGATTATAAGTGTTCTAAATGTGAACACGTATTTGAAGTACAGCATTCAATACACGAAGAACCAAAGGTTAAATGTGAAAAATGTAAAGCAATATCTCTTAGACAAATTAGCTCTAGGGTTAATCTCTATGGAACTGTTGGTATTAATTGGAATACTGACCCTAGCAAAGTTTCTCAATCTATGAGAGACAAAGCTAAGGCAGCATCTAAACGTAAAGTAAAATTTTAAGGCAAAAAGCCATATTTACAATTACCTTGTTCTATTTGAGTTACTGAACAATCTTCCGGCATAATACTGTCGTCGTGTTCACTAACTATTTCACCTTCATACCAAAATATAGCATCTGAAAAATCTTCTCTATGTTGGCAATTTCCGGGTGGTGTCATAGGGTCTAAATCTTCACAATAAATTTCTGCGTAGTTATCCCAATAATAATTAGGCATAGGAGATGATACTCCACCACCTACAATCATTATGGCCATAATAAAACCAAACAACATTAGTACCCCTTACTCTTAACATATGCTTGATATTCCGGATTGCACTTAGCACAAGTGTCTATGTCCCACATATCTTCTTCTTTGTAAAAGACTTCCATAAACTTTCCATCACACATTGCACAATCAAACCAAGACCACATCTTTTCTTTTGTCTTGTATATTCTAAAAATACTAGGCTGATTCATCTTCAAACCATTCTTTAGGAAAACCCTCTTTGCGTTTTTCTTTTTCCCATTCTCTAAGTTCTCTGATATACATTAATCTATCAATTGCTTCATCAGTTAATTTATTTATATATCTAAATAATTTAACTAGTGTTCTTTTAATAAGCATTCTCTCTCCTTAATTTAGTTATATATTTCCAATCTTTATCCCAACAATGTTTACTTGAACTCCAGTCTTTCCACTGTGATTTTCCGTAAATATCTTGAGATAATAAATAGCCAAACATAATGTTGTAATATTCACTATGTTGAACTTTTACCATTTCAAAACCAACACTACTTTTAGATACTTTATTTTCTGTATATGGTCTATCATCTTTTAAAACTACCCAAGTATTCCATTTAGGTAAATCATATTTTTCTGCAACCCAATTCCAAGTCCACGGCACAAATTGAAATAGCCCCGAGTCATTGTTGCCTTCAGCAGTTCTAACTGCATTTGTATTTCCTCTAGATTCGCACCAAATTACTTTAATTGCTGTACTTAGTTGCTTATTGTCATCAAAAAATTCCAATAATACATCACTGTGCTCTCTTACATCTCTAGATATAATTGAATCACACCATTGGTATTCATTAATGTAATTTTCAGTTATTAACCCATTTTGGGGTAAAGCTGTCGCTAGGAATATTAAACATTCTGCTATCATTAGTTTTTCTCCTTCATACTTCTATTATAACAGAAGTATAAATTATGTCAACTATATTTTAACTTTTAATGCTTCTTCTATGACTTGCTTTTCGGAGTTACCAGTAACACCAGTAAGAAACTGGCTAGTAAATCTCCCATATTCATCTTGTACTTGATGGAAAATTTCAGCTTCCCAACAAGATGCATACTTGTTCCAAGCAAGATATATTGTCTTATCTTGTACTTTTAATAGCTTTTGTTGTCCGTCAACAGCTATTAACTCTGCATTGGTTGTGTCCATACAACCTCCTCTGTTACTTTAATTATACCATAAATTATTCAAAATAACAATAAAAATCGAAAAATCAATTGACAAATTTAAAAAGCTGTGTAATAATTAGAATATGATAACAGATAATGATACAACATATCGTCCTAGTTATGAACAGATGGAGTGGCTATTCAAGAAATATCCTAACAAGACATTACGTCAATGGGGTAAAGAATGGGGAATATCCTACGAAAGAGTTCGTCAACTTAAGGAACAAATAGGACTTCCACCACGAGGAAGTTTTGATGAGCAGATTGCAGAAGAAATTATAGAATTTATACGCAGTGGGAAAGGAACTGTATCGACTGCAAGAACTTATGCAAAATTTCCAAACGTAGGAAAGGGAAGATTTTTATCTTGGTGTAAAGAACACCCGGAATTAAAAGCTAAGCTTAACGAAGCAATTGAATTTGCAGATTACCAAAGAAAGAACCCTACTCACAAAGTATGTTCTGTTACTGGTAAGCTATTACCTATATCAGAGTTTTATAAAGATAAAAACTCTATAGATGGTTACAGCAATCGTTCTAAAGAAGCAGTTAAATCTATGGTTAAAAATTATTATGACCAAAGAGAAGAAGTTACTGAGCCAACAGTAACAGAAAAAGTATGTGCATCAGTGCCGGAAATTGGTTTATTACCAGCTTCTGAATTTGGTAGAAGTATAAAATCCAAAACTGGTTTACAAACTTACTGTAAAAAGTTTCAAAGTGAGTATCAGAAACTAAAAGGGCAAGATAATGCTTTTGATGTAGCTAAGCAAAAAACGCTTGACTATTATCTTGGGCAAGGATACACTATAACTAACACTTAGTAAGGGTGTTCCATATTTAGATAAAGCTCCTCATCCGTGGGGAGCTTTTCTATTGGTATAATTATGTTATGCCAATACTTTCAACAGCGTTATTAAACGAAACATTAACAATACAATCATTATCCGGTAGTGATGTAGATGACAGAGGACTGTCTTCAGCTAGCTACGCAGATTCGCAAACAAATGTACAATGCAAAGTAGTAAGGTCAGATAAAGGCTTTTCAGAAGACGAAGTAGATTCAAGAACAGAGCTAAACAAAGAATTTCATTTTCTTGTATCTAAAGACGTAACTGTTAACGAACAAGATAGAATTTCTTATGACGGCAACTACTACAATATAAGAAATGTTGTAAATGTAAAAGACCGTTTTGGTCAAGTATTTTATAAAAAGCTTTACGCAGACTCGGGTTACTAATGTCAGCAAAAGCAGTACTAAGAATATCTAAAAGAACTGGCCGTGCTATCAAGCAAGGCTTTGCTGGTAAAAATAGATATAGAACTCCAAGTGAAATTAAATCTATAGCTGATTTAAGAACATTCTTTTATGAGTATTCACTGTTTGTTGGTGACTTCAATGCTTTGCCGGGTATTGGAACCTTTAAATTTGCTAACTCTTCTAGAGCAGCTTTCCTTAAGGCTGGTCGTGTTTTAGGTGATGCAAAAGCTATAAGTAACTCTTTCAAGAGTGTTTTAGGTGGAGCAGCAAATGACACTACAAGATTAGGAGAGCGTTACTTTAGACGTTTTGGTGGTCGTATGACCGGTAAAGTTCTTATGGCTATACCGGGACAAAACTTTGTTGCTCGTGGTACTAGGTCTATTGTTGGTGCAAATATGCAAAAAGAATTTAATGATTTAACCAATAAACTATTTGGAAAGAAAAAGCCGGGTTCAAAACCAACTGCTTCTGCAAAAGGATACTTAGATACTCAAGCTTTATTCGATTCTCCACAAATCACAAAATTATTAGAAGCTGTTGCTGAAGGAACTGCAAGAAATGCATATGACTATACACCAGTAAAAACAGGTAAACTTCGTGGCTCTATTAGGCCGGGTAGAAATGATATTAAAATTAAAGGTGGAGATATGCAGGGTACTAAAGTTGAAATGGGTGGAGAAGGTATTGATTATGCTCATAAGATTGAATATGGTTCGGGTGATGGTTTTGAACAAGGAACCCCAGCTGCAGTTAAAGAACTTATGCCAGCAGGTCCCGAAGTTCAATATTTAAGAGCAGGAGAATATAGAAGAGCAGTAAATCCTAACACTGGTAAAGGAGCTATGTTAAGAAGAGGTGCTTACAAAGAAATTGAAAAGATTAGACGTATGGGTGTAAAAGTAAGAAGGAGAGAGTCTTGGCAAGAGATTATTAGAGATGCCAAGAATGTTAAGAAGATATAATGGCACAGAATTTACCGGACGGCGAGATATTATTTAGAAGTTTTTTAGTAGACAAAACATCTATAACAGATATTGTTTCTACTAGAGTTGCAACAAGACTTCCACAAAATGCAACACTACCTTTTTTAGTTATCACACAATTTGGTGGTCAACCATCTGCTGATGAAGCGTTAATTTATGAAGCTACTTTTATGGTGGATTCTTACGCTGGCAAATACGGAAGTGGAGGTTCAAAAGGACAACCGGATTATGCTGGCTCTTATAACTTAGCTAAGAATATAGTATCTGAAACATTTGACGCTAAACCAGCTAAATATACAAGCGATGGTGGAGAGACTGGAATAATTTATGGTTTCTATTCTCAGACTGGTCCTTCAAGAGTCGACGAGCCCGAGCTTGGTTTGGCACGCTATAATATAGAAGTAGTAATGGTTTATGGAGCAGTAACGTGAAAAATG